GATAGTCAAATTGACACTTGACGCATCATTGTTTGTTGCATATAGCCATACTTCGTCGATAACTGACGCGGGCACGGTGTGAACTGTCTCAGCTGATCCTGCTACTGTTTGTGCAAGAACCATCTGCGTTCCGTCACCTGTCCCTGTTAAAAACTCTTTACTAAAAACTGCCATAATTGTGTTCCTTACCCAAATACCTGTATTGATAGAACCAGGCTTTCATGAGACTTCAAGCTGTACATCGATCCGTCTACAACCAAGTCATTGTTGATTGACGTTGTTCCGGTTGCTGCACCAATGTCGACAGAGGTTGCTGCCCCACCAATGTTCACAGTTGTGGGAGTTGCATTTACCACGTTGACAGTGGCGGCAGAAGACGTGATATCTCCACCATTGACGGCAACATCTCCCACAACTGTTAGGGAGTCGGTTGTTTTGTTGTAAGTCATGCCGGCGTCGCCACCAAAAGATCCAGCATCGTTGAACTGAACCTGTGTATCTGCTCCACCGGGAGATGAGGGAATCGTCACTGTCACGTCATTGCCAGAAGCTGTTGCCGTAACTCCGGCGCCGACAAAATCAATCGATGCAGCCGTTGTTGTTAGTGCAGTTCCCTCATCATCAATGGTTAAGTTTGATCCGGCGGACGGTGCAACTAAAACACCATTGAAATAAATGTCGCCATCAAGTGCATACAAAGTGTTGGTTGTTGTTGATGGCTGGGAGCTTAGGTTGGGCAGAACCACACCGTAGTTGAAATTGAGTACTTCAAGCCCAACCTGGATGCCGTTGGGAAAAATGACATTCACGACCTCGTTGTTTTTTTGATCGCGCAGAACCATTTTTTCGGTTTGTCTAAGTTTTGATTGTTCAACTTTCGGCATGCCGTTTCCTAGTCTAAGTCGCTTTTACACTAACTGGGGTCAATACAATGTCCGGATTATCAGATCTGTCTTTCGTCAAGCCATCATAATACGGAAATGATGACGTAGCGTGAGGGGAAAGATTCTGGGAGTGCGTGTTGGATGGTGTGGTGAGCTCTCCTTCTCGGCTAACAAAAACCACAAATACAGGATAATCAACTGTTTGTCCTCGACCGAGAACTGCTGGTTGTTTACGCTGCTCTAACATGTCACGAAACTGCCCGAATTTGTCGCGGCGGAACCGGGCATCTAGGCTTGAGCCAAATAGACCCGCAAGGCCATACTTGTAGCCTCGAATGATAGGCGTGACATATAAACCGCCTGGAGAAACTTTTGCTAGGGCAGATGAGGGCGCTCCATATTGCTCCATTCCAAAACCAAACAAAGCCTTTACTTGATTTTTGCGAGCTTCTGATCCGCTGAGAATACCTTCGACATCAGTAACAATTCCAACGATCGCTCCGGAATCTGACCTGACGCCCAGGCTGTCTGGGTATGTCAGAAATACAGGCTTTGCTGTGGCCACATCTGACGTGTCGTATGCTAAAGACAAGAAAGACCCATAGTTTTGCTTAACAAATCGACTCGATGAAATCTCGTATGCCGGGCGCATATACCAATCACTGTCTGATCCTCGGATGGATGACTGATCAGGAGTTCCAACGCTTAGAAAGTATGAGTTGGAAAGGTCGTAAAATCCGTTTCCCACAGATGTAATCACATCGATCGCATTGGGTGGGTAGCTGTCGTATATTTTTCCACCTGAATCTGACAATCTTACAAATCTCTGTAATGATCCCGTTGTTCCTGCCTGGCCTCCTGCTACTGATCCCTGCACTCTTCTAACGTTGAAAGCATCTGGATCACCTAACGGAGATACCAACATAGAGCCTGTGATGATTAGGTCGACATATGATCCGGTCAAGGCGATGGTCGGCTCTACATCCCATTGATCATAAATGGGATTATCATAATGAAGGTCCTCATGAATAGCATCAGAGGTCAAGGGCTGATTCATCGTGGGCTCGACAGGCAAGTTGTTTCGAAGCATTGAGCCATACAACATCAGCTTGCCCTTTCCTGGCGACAAAACAACGTTTGATTGTGCCAAGCCGGCCTCATATCGTGTGGTTATTGGATTAACTACAGAATGAGCAAATGCGTAGTTTGGCCAATAGTTGGGAGTGTTTGAAAATCCCAAAACTAGTTTGTCTGTTGGCAATAAAATAACCGGAGATGTGGGAGCAATAGTTCCGCTGTCAGATACTGTAACGACTAAATTGTCTCCTGATCCGGCCGGATGAAGCTGGGCGAATGAAAAAGAGCCTGTTGGTTTGAGTCCACCGGCGCCAGCTATAAAAGACCTTCCATCTGACAGACCGAACCCATGACGAGATCCCTCAATTTTCAAAACAGCCCGATCAGGAGTAGCCTCTCTGTCGGTCTTCGAAAACGAAGTCAACCCGCCAAAGTCATTTTTCTGTGCTACTCTTGATTCAAATTCCACACGATAGCTTCCTGTTGTATCGGTCCGTCGAATGCCGGTTCCCGGGACCACTAGGTCAAGATCTCTCGAGAATGCCGATGGGAGCCCGTCATACGTTAGACTAACCATTCCGAAAGAAATTAAAGACTTGGCAAAACCATGTGAATATGTTCTGCTGATTAGGGCACCGGGGTTACTACTAGAAAGAATCGCAGTGGAAAACGTGTCAATTGATCCGGACATGTTCTTCTGCGTCATTAAGAAGAATGACTTTACAGCCGGACCGAAACGATCGTCCGCAATAATATGAGGCCCGATTGCACCGCTAAACTCTATTACAATCTTTTCTAGCAAAAAAGGAGCGGTCAAGTAGTCGGACATATCAAGCATCTGACTTCCCGTTGCATCATATTTGGAAGCAAAAGGAAACCCATACTCAGACATAGGAAACCCAATGGTTTCCAAAATAGCTTGTCCACTGGATCCCGTCAAGGCCTCCATGTTTTCTGACGCGATGTTTCGCAAATTTGCTGGAACAAAACCCAAAAGGCCTTCCTGCCGAACAGCTGGATCCGAGTTCAATATGTCAATATTGCTACCGCTCGATAAGTCACCAATGATTTCCCATCGTTTTTCAGGCCAGTTATAATATCCCAGACCTGTATTTACTCCGCCGGCCGAGCCTGACGCGCTTGGCAAGGTTCCAGTTGAAAAGAAAAAATCTGTTGCTACACTCGGGTTTGTGGAGATTACAATAGATGTTTTTGATGAGAGGCGCTGGTTAAATCCAGGAAGAGTTCCGGATGATGTTCCGGTTGCATAAAATGTAGAGTTGTTATCAAGGTAAGTACGAGACTCATCAAAGGGTGTTATGTTTTGTCCGGACACGAATAGTACATGTGCATCAGCGATTCCGGCACTGGACGTTCCGGCGGCCACCAATCCATTCAAAAAGTTTGGTGTAACAATATTTCCCGATATGAAATTGCTTGATGTCGGCAATCCCAGCGGATAGGTTATCTGTCCAGACTCAAAAAGAATTGTGTTGGTATCATCAAATGTTGAGTCATATACTCCGGTGAAGTCGGGATCACCGGTCCGAGCCATTGTCGGATATGTGCCAGTGTGATGATCCTTGTCACGAAGTTGCAACTTTGGAGGAAACGACAAGATGCCGCTGCCAGTATGGTAGCCTCGATTGGGTCCTGATCCTGTTAGGTATATTCTTCCCATCTTATTTCAGTAAGCCCCCAAATGCAATCGAATCATATCTGTAATTGTCATTTTGTGAAAAGTCAAATCCCCGAGAGGAAAAAATCTCCTCTACTTTGATCCCAGTTGTTCGAGGAGCTGTATATGTGACAGAACCACTGCTAAACCCATCCATAAGAGTGCCTCTAATGTTTGCATCCAGGCTTCCCGACGCATAGAAAGTCTCAATATCGCTGGAGTCAGAGAAAGAAGACAGTCGCTGGTCGGCATCTGAGAATGCTCCGGGCTGATCATAGCTGCCAAAAGTCTCCACACTATCCAGAAAAGGAGTTGTGCTGGAATTTCGAAGGTCCCGGGAGTCACCCAGAATCAAGCTCTCCCGCTTGGTGTTTACGATGGACAGGCTTCCTTTGACACTATGAGAAACGTACGGTAGCTCCATGGAAGATCGATCAACTACTCGGCGGATCTCAAAAGGCTCAATGACTCCATCAAACGAACTGGGAGATGAACAGATTTGAACCAGACTTGTTGGAATGACCAGATCTTCTGGCGGCGTCGAAACAACAACCCGGGGATCCCAAAATGAATCACTGTCCTCAAACGGATCATTGTTGTTGAAAAGGGTTGCCATTCCCACATCTCGTGATTCAATCTGATGAACCACCTGCTGGCCCAACGTGCCTGGTGTGTCCATCGAAACAGCAGAGCCGGTTGAAGCAGTTCCCAAATGCTCAGATGAGTGAAGATCATTGTAGAAGTTTTGGTCCTGCAGCTTTTTGTCAAGGGTTGTCACTAGGGCTACGTTTCCACGAATCTTCAGATTGGTGAAAGTCGTTAGTTGCCATGGTTGTGTAATCTCGACACCTTGCAAAAATGGCGACATCGAAGCGGTGTAATAAGCCACTGTCGTGTAGATCGTGTTCACATAGTTTTTTAGGTCGTCTGGACTAGTTGCCATTACATTTTCCTCAATGTTGCCACAAATTGTTGCAGAAGTATGACGTCTTTTCCACCGCGGTTATTCTCACCCAAATAGATGTCGTAGTAGTTGTAAGAGAACTTTGGGCGTTCCAGGGCGTGAGACTCGATGACATAGCTGGTTCCCAAAAACCTAGAATCGCTAGGCAACATCTGCTCTAAGAGCATCCCAACAGTGTCATCAAACCACTTGAAAAACTCAAAGAAAGACTGGAAGTTGATCTTATCAGTCAACCGATTGAAGTAGACACGCCTCAAATTTCGAAGGTTGGGATATTCTTGAGAGAAAACCAGCTCAGGGCTTCCTATGATGTTATCCAAAGCGTTCAATGAAGAGAATATGTTCATGATGTCTTCATTTAGAGCTTGCACCAGGGAAATCTCAACTGACACTCTCTTATCATCCTGCGGTTGCTCGGACTGATTGATCTCATAGAGAGGGGCCAGAGCAGCCTCAAACTTATCGGCTGTTTCATCATTTATGAAACTCCGGATTCGAACCTTGTTTGGGTTCTCTCCTGACTGGAAGTTTGATGACAACACCTCAAAATCAAATCGCTCAGGCTTAATGACCTGTGTGCTTGCCTCGAAACCAGAGCCAGTAAGTGTCAGCTTGTTTTGAGAGAAGTCAAACAGGGAAATATCTCCTGATGCATCAGATTTTGTTACCGGTTGATCCACCGATATGTCCTGCCTCAGTCGCTCAAAGGATCCAGTTGCAGCAGTTACAAAATTGAAGTTGGTCTGGGGATCCCATACACCCAAAGACTTGAAGTTTCGTACGTGTGTCTTGGTCTCGTCTTTTGTTAGCCCTTTACTCCAGAATCGAAGTGCAGCCATGCGGCCTGAGAACTTTGTTGATCGTGCTGACGAATCAACGCTAGTTGCATTTAGAAAGTTGTTAGTTGATGTGTCAAGACTCTGACTTCCCAGAACCATAAAGGCACCACTCGTATTGTAAGCTGCGACATTCTGGAGTGCAGATGTGGCGGTATCATCAAAATAGCTTGATGTCGTTATGAACTCCTCCAAACCTCCTGGCGAAAACTTTCCGGCTCGAAGGAAGTAAGATGATGTCACGTAGCTATCAATCAGATCATTTCTGTTTCTACCAAACGATACTTGCCATTTTTGACCATCGAAAATGTTAACTCCGGTGAGGTTGAGCTGGAGTGTCGAAGCTGCCGAGCCACTGGATGGCCGGCCGTAAAGTCTTAGGGTTCCCGTGATTGAGCTATCGACGTCAGGCTTGTAGGCCACCATGTTGAACAGAACACCATGCTTTGATGCTGATGCTTCTGTTCCGGTTACATAGAGGCGAGCCAGACTTTGTGTAACAAAATGAGTTCGCTTGTTGTCGAACTTGTAGACCCCCTCAATTGTCCATGATCCGGATGTATACAGACCGTCGGATGTATCATCAGATCCGGTGCCAACCAAAGATCCTGCCATCAATGGAATGCCGGGTTCAACTCGAGTTCCTGACAGGAATGAGCCCTGTAGGTAAGGACGATTGTCATCAATTCCTTGATAGTTCAGAGTTCCGGATGTGTTGTAAGTTCCACTCATGTCCAGCATTGCTGCTGTCTCATGTCTTCGGATGTATGAATCTCCCAAGTTTCGCTGCTTAGAGCCGCCAAACTCCCTAATCCTAATGGGCCCGTCCGGACTGATTCCCATATTTGAAAGTAGAGATCTGATGCTGGAATGTGTTCCGCGAGTGGAGAAAAGGAAAGGGAGATCAGAAAAAACTCGTCTCCACAACGTATTCTGGACCAGTTGGAGTGATGTTGTATTTGCTCGGTCTCGACGAACATTCGATCCGTCCATCAATTGAGGCATTGATGCGTTTGAGTAGAAGTTTGGAAGGGAGATTCCGTAGTATCGAGACAGCCATGGGAGAAGCTGATCTGATATCACTTCCTGCGACAGAACATCCACCTTGAGGAGACGCTTGAATTCATCTACGAACATTTTCATTTCGTCAAATGTCTCAGCAAATGTGAAAAGAAGGCCTGCGATAATCTGCGGCTGTCCGACAAGAGCGCCACCAGGTTGATCATAAGCTCTCGACAGGTCGTTTTCGATGTTGGCATCTTGTCCAACAAATCCCTCGTTTGCAGATGCGTCAAGAAAATAGTGAGGAGGAATTAGACGAGTAACGATATTGGGATTGCTGGTATCATAATCACTAGCCGAAGACATCAAATCCACGTTGAGATCTATAACTGACTCAAACGACGGGAAAAGAACAACCGATGTCAAGTCTGTTTCTCCTGTTACGGGAGATGACCCAAATGTTCCGGTGTTTCGAAGTCCGATATCGAAGTTCTGGACTGTTGCGTGAAGACCATTTCCGCTATGATCTAGCGCCAGACTGCCCACAGATCCGCTGTAGGTTCCTGATGGTTCGTTGAACCTGTACAGCAATTTCAGGTCTTTCTGGGAGAATACATCCTGGAATCGTTGTGTCTGGACCTCCTTCTGTGTTCGGGCTGTGTGCCAAACCCGAAGCTCATCCATCGCGCCGGACAGGGTTTCGACAGGAACAAAGTCATAGTGATCTAGATCATGAGATGATCCACTCCCGATCGTCAGAGGGGATGTCTTGAAATCGATCGCTCCAAGCATCGATTCGGAACTCGAAGAAATCAAAATACCGTTTCGGTAAATCTTGATCCTTCCCGGGCCGGCTGATTTATCAAAAACCGATGCACAGTGGACGAACTCTCCCTTGTTTATCTCCACCGAAGCCGACATTGTTGTTGACCCGGATCGGATCAAGGTTAGAAAATCGACTGTTCCAGACGTGCTACTTTTATCCGCCGATGAAGAAAGAAGAAGTGTAACTCCGTTTGATCCACTTAGCTTTTGGGCTACAATCTGATTGTCGTTTATCGTTCCGCTTGGAACGTTGATGTAGAACTCAAATGAAAACGGCTTTGTTCCCGGATCCAAAACTGGCTGCCCAGTTGAGTCTCTCAGGAGGGTTGATATGTTCGAACCTTCGAAGTCAACAACGCTGATGTAAGTTCCTGGAGACGATGTAGAAGAAGAACCGCTAAACGCCAGATATCCTGAGTGTTTTGGAAACTGGTCCAGAACGTATTTCTCAAAGCCTGTCAGGCTATCAACAAAATTGTACACCTCAGTTTGGGTGCCATCGAATGGATATCTGTTGATGATCTTATCAAATGCTTTCTGAACCTTTGCTCGCGCTGAGTTGAAAAATGTGTGGTTGGAGAACTGTGCCCAGTCGACCAACAATTGTTGTGTACTTTTTAGTGCTGCGCCCGGTGAGTCATATCGAAACGACCCGGTCAGATTGATTCCGGTGCTATTGACCGAACCAAGAGTCATGCTTCTAACAGGAGAAGACGGATTCTTGTTTCGGATGATTCCCGGCTTGAACAGAAGGTTATCGCCGGCAGTATTTGTCGCTCTTGACATTGTTTAGTCCCGTACCGTAAAGATGGCGTCTCGATTTCGAACGAGGTAGCTGCTTCCCCTCTCAACAACATAGAAGTCAAACGCATACGACCTTCCCGGAATCAGCGCCTGCATCTTGAAATCAAAGAACATGCCATCAGCATCTGTTGAAACTCGTGTTGTGTCGTTTGTGGTGTCATAAGGAAGAATCACTTTTTCGGTCACCCTGTCAACAACCTGGTAGTAGACCTTGTCAAAGATCACAGGCTTTCTTTTCCACGCGATCTTCACCGGGGCTTCGTTCTCAGCAGTCAGATCTCGCCCAAATAAACGTATCTTGACGGTGTCACTCTTGTTGTATGAGGGTTGGGCATTGGTTATAACCAGCTGGGGATCTCGCGAGATAAACTCTCCGGAATCTCGGGCTGCTCGCCTGATAGTGAGGCTTCCCGTGTGGTACGCCACTGAGTAGTCGAGGGATTTCCAATATGTAACAAACTCAACCTCCCCTTTATCAGAAATCAATTTTGCCAAAGTCTGGGACCCTTTGTGAAATGTTGTAACATCTGACGGGATGGCAAAGGATGCTGAGTAAACACCTGTCGCGGCTCCGGCGTCCGTTCCTTGTGTATGCTGGCTTCCTGTCACAGAGAACGTGTAGTCCCCTTTCTTGAGATCTAAAATCAAGCTGTTGGCGCCGGTGATTGATGTCAAAGCAGACCCGCTAACAAGATTTGAAAGTGATGATCGATCGTAACTTCTCAAAAACAGCGTTCCGCTGGAGTCAAAACAGAAGTTTTGATGATTGTCCTGGATCGTGTCATCGAACCTTACCACAATTCGCGGACGAAGGAAAGGATTACCTACATGCCTAGATGCAAACCTCTTTACGAATCGCGACTTCGTGTCAGTCTCTTGCGACCCAGTGAACGATAACCTAAGCCCCTTGTCAAGAATCTGTGATGCAACTGTGGCAGATACTAGAGTTGTGATGTCTATTGCAAGATCCTCTGTGCCCTCTGTGAATGTTTGAGTCTTTTCAAATGATACGACTCCGTCTCCATCATTCAGGTTTCCAGACGTGATGTAGTCAAGGTTGGTGGATGCAAGCAGGCCGCCTGCGTTGGCGCCAGTGGCAAACCAAATATTGTTCTGTGTGGTGTATGAAGCTGTTACGAAGTTGGCGACATCAACGTCGTTGAACTTGCCTGTATCAATTCCGACACCTTCATCAAACGACTGCGACAACGGAAACACCGACAATGTGAAACCCTTGGGAACAGCATGTCCTGTCATGATGTCTTTCATTTCTAACGTGGCAGAAAATCGGGAGCTATTGATGTCCAAAATGGTGGCTGTTAGAGCAGTGATGGGAGAAAAATCGAATTTTATCAGGCCGCGGGACAGCTCCGTCTGGCTTCCTGTGCCACTTAGTTTCGTTTCGTCATAAAGCTTGAAAAGATCGATCGTCGACGCATTGCCCACGTTAGCATCAGTTACCTTTATGCCACTATCGATGATCTTGTCAGTTATGTATGTATCAGCACTCGCTGTGCAAATAATGATCATGGTGTTTGTCCTAGAATGCTGTTCCTATGATATCAAATTCAGGATATCGGAGCTCAAAAATTGAGCCTCGATTGGGCTGAATCAGTCCTTTTGTCTGGCTTTGTTTGAAATCAAACGTTGTTGAGTTGTATTTTCGCCCTTCGAGAGTCGAGGATCTTGGAAACACCTGCAGATCGATTAGCGAAATCACGAAATCCGTGTTGATAATAATGTTGACAATGTCATCTACAATGATGGGCTGATCCACATTGAAGAACTTTCGATCCATTGCATTGGCTATTCGAGAATTGATGTTCTGAATTACCTGTGACTTGTTGGCGTTTTCCGAGACATACACGCTGTACTTGATTCCGAAATTAACAACCCGCACATCAAGAACATCGATAGCATCTCCTACAAGTCGCAATTCATTCAAGTATGTTCGGATATTCTTTTTGAGGGAGTCTGGCGACATTACCAGATTTCCTAAGCTGTCCAGCGATATCACATAGAGAACAACAGACATTGGATTTACCGGATTGTCCGAGATGGCTGCCCGATAAACCCTTCCAAACTCATTTGGCATCGTGTATATTCTTGCCAAAAGATCTTCACGAGAAACCACCCTGCGCTGGGCTTTTCGGGCCGATGTTATCAAAGTCTTCAGTTCGTCCAGTGAAGGTGCTGACGATCCACCTGCAGCTGATTCGGGATTTGTTACCTGCATTGATTGACGAACCAAAAGGCTGTCAGCTGCTGTTGGACTTCTCCTAAATGATAACGACAGTATATCAAGCTGCTGAATCTGATCGGATGACACATTATGATCCTGGCCGCCGCCGTATCGATATCGAATTGTCAATGTTGTTCCGGTGGGAGAGATTCCAAGGGTTTGTGTTTGCAGTAATGACTGTGGGTCGATACTGAATTTCGTTACAACTGTCTTTCCAAACAAGCTCAGCGATAGATCACTCGGGTCTGGAACAATGTCATCATCCAGCGTGCTGGCATTTCCGGATCCAAAACGGAGAGTTGTAAGCTGAGATGTTGGGTCATATCTCCTGATGTATCGATATGGGGCTGCAATCACACTCATGTGGCTTGAAACGTCAATATAGTCAGAATCAGGATTTTTGATCTTCAAGAATATTGTGTCTTCACTAAGTGATGTGACCTCATAGTATGTGTTGAGCTCTGTGTCGGCTACAGACAGAATAGCAGAAATATGCTTTTCAGCCAATTCAATCTCTCGGAATGCCTCGAATATGCTAGACGCCTCAATGTTTTGTGTTTTTTCCTCGCCGCTGATGGCAACAACAAAACGAGAAGCATAGAATGTCGCGGGGCTTCCGTCGGAGTTGCTTGAAGCTACAATAAAACTGGCAAGGAAGTTACCATCAATGTCCTGCTCAGAAAAATCCATATCCTCAATTGTAGTGAAGGTGATCCCGGAGAATGAAGAAACTTGGGTTCCAGCCAGAATGACAGGCATCGCTGATCTCTTCGGGAGATACACACCCGAGATGCTCTCAGACGGAATTGTGATCTGGAATTTAAGAGTCACTGTTGCTGGTGATCTTCCTCTTATCTCTACACCTGCATTTCTGAGGTGTGTGATGATGTTTTCTGGTTCAACGGCCCGTGATGGATCCAACTCTCGAAAAGCATGATCCAGATAGTAGCTTAGCGAATCTCCAGCCGTAGCTACGAAGTCGAGGAACATGCCTCCAACAGATGGCTCAGAGAAATCCTGGATCTTGTCCGGAAAGTATGTTCGTGCTGTATCTAGAAGCTGTGATCTGATTGACTCAAAATCCCGAGCGGTGAAAGACCGGTTCATCTCCTTCTTGATTTTTTTCTTGATGTGATTTGTCATTTATCCCGCCGTGAAAATTATGACCGCCATGGACTGATTTGTCAGACCAAGTGACGGAACTGAGTATGTAATCTTAATTTGACTTTGAATTACATTATCATCGTCTGACCTCTCGATGCTGGGTTCGAAATCCTCCAAACTAACGTATGGCATGTACTTCTCCACAGCCAGCAAGATCCTTCTTGCAGCCTCAGCGTCAGTATCCTCAGCCGTCATTTCAAGGGCCAAGGGCTTGAGGTTTGCGCCGAAGTCTCCCAACATCAGCCTTTCGCCATGGTTGGTCACAAGCAAGTTTCGGAGGTTGTCCCTAATCTGATTGCCTAACTTGTAAGACATGTCAAACATTGAGTTTTTACTGTCAGCAAACGAAATGGGAGTTTTGATCCCGATCGGACTGACGACAACCACGTCATCAACATTCTCATCATAGGCTGCTTGTGATTGGCCCACTGACTTAAAATCGTATGTTTTTTTGACTTGTGACACGTTCTACCTCGCACTTAAATATCGACGAATCAAAGTCAGGGCTAAGATAGAAATCCTGATCCCTTTCCTGTTCCCGGTGAACTGAATGAGGGCAAAGGAACG